AACTTCTATGAGTTCAAAGAATATCTGCCAGGGTCGGGACTGTCCACTAATGACCATGTTCAAGCATTCAAGGAGATAACTAAGGGCAAGAATGTGGTCTGGAGAGCGGGGGGCAGCCATCAGGAGGATGAGATAAGGCAGGGCTATACTTCTCATGGCTGGCCGATTATGGAGCCGAGAATTAACAGGGTTGGTGCACAGCTTGACCGGGTAATTGGACTGATGCAGCTCAACAAGATATTCGTTTTCAAGAGCCTGAAGCGCAGGATTGAGGAATTAAATAACTGCCTGTGGAAGCCCGATAAAGAGGGCAGACCATCAAACGAGATACAGGATGAGGCGAGGTATCACCTGTGTGCCTGTGCCAGATATCTGTATTGTAATTTCTTACCCGAGACCGTGTATCATGGTAAAGAACCTGAAGCGGTAAGTAATATGTGAGGGGGATTAGCCATGCCAGTTTATGAATACGAATGCCCGCTCTGCGGTTGCAGGTTTGAAATCAGGCAGAGCTATGATGACAAAAGCCTGATACGTTGCCCGAAGTGCAAGGGAGAGGCAAGGCGGTTGATTTCAACAATAGCAACCGTCAACTGGTCGTTTGGCTGGCGGTTGACGGAGGCAAGTCACGAGCGGTTTTCTGAAGACGAATGGGAGAAGGATGTATGAACAAAATAGAGATAACTACTATCAAGTGGCATGAGTTTCATCCCAAGGACTATATTAAGATACTTGATAGCTTGCCAGCAGGTAGTCATATAAGAGATTTGCCCTATGAAGTTCAAAGCAATGCTGTTCGTGTCCGTATACCATGTGAGCCTGATATAAATGCTCCCTTTTTCATTGACAGGGTCTCTTTTAGAACAATGACTTTTAGGAAAGAGCGCACTACTGATGGTGCTTTTATTTGGTGCAAGGAGAATACTTAGAAGGAGGCAAAACAATGGCTAAGACAACATGGCAGAAGATAGACGACAAAATGAAGCAGTTGAAGGGTCTTCATCAGCGCATGGATACCACCATGAAGCTACTCTACCCAGAGGACTATCCATTCAAACTGAGGGACTTCAAAGACCAGTATGACCTTGACAATGTTATCAACGTTACTGGTAACCAAGCAATCAATTTTGGGGATGCTATCGTCTCCGACTTGATGTCAGCTACATGGCAGACGGTAGTTGAGGGGGATATTAGTTCACGGCAGGCACATGACATTGAGCAGTTCATCGAGGATAACTTTGAGCAGGCGGATGAGGTTCTGCTAAACAAGTTCGGTATGTCCAGTCTCTATGATTGGCTGTGCAACCATGTCTGCTTCAGGGGGCTAATCGGTGTCAGGTGGCTATCACAGATTAGCCAGGGGCAGTATGAAACTGATTGCCTGCCAATTGATATGAGATGGTGCGCTTTTCAGTGGGGCAGGAACGGATTAAGCTGGGTTGCCCCCGTATTCTTCAGGAATAAGGAGGATATTCTTGAGGAGTATCCTGATGCCAAGATAGTCGGTGAATCTGAAATTGAGGTCAGGGACTACTGGGATGCGAAGAGAAATGAAGTGTGGGTAGCACGAAACAGGATATTCGATCAGCGAAACACTGTTCGCTACCCGCCTTTTGTGATTGTCTTTCCGCCTTCTGGATTTATGCTCAGGGATAAAGGCTACCTAAAGCACGAGGCCGAGGATATATTCTACAAAAATCGCAAGTTGTATGATGAAATGAATCGTTCCCTGTCTATAGAGCAGACAATAGGTATGGATATCCTCTACCCGCCTTATGAGTATGAGACTGACAACTTTGATGCTACACCTGCTAGGCCAGTGCCGAAATCTGGGGAAACCAAGAAAGTTCCAAAGGGCGAGCGACATCAACCAGTGCCGAGAGGAGACCTGAACAGGGCATCGATAACAGCTAGGGAAGATATTTACCGCATGATTGAACTCGGTGGCATAAGCGATGCTGAGCTTGGCAGTGCCAGACTTGATAGACCTGGGATATGGTTCGCCAAGCAGTTTGAGATAAGGCATAAGTTGGAGAAGGCACGGTTTCAGGCTCTAGCTATGATGAAGGAAGGGCTTGCCCGGATGATGATAAAGCAGTTCATTGCCTCTGCTGAGGGCAAAGAGGAAATCTATATTGGCAGAACGGGAAGAAGGAATAAGTTTTCAGTTAAAATGCTGGGCGATCCCGATAAATACAGGATTTCCTTCCGACCGATGATAAGTTCTAAGGAGCAGGAGATAGTCAATCTGGCTCAGGCACAGGCAGCAATAGGTATTGCCCCAATGAAGATTATCGTCAGGGATATTCTGAAGGCTGAAGACCCCGATGGTTGGATGAGGGATTTCGAGATGGAGCAGGCAAAGAAGGCTAATCCCGCTATCGGGCTGGCTGAGATGGCAGTGAGATATGCTGAGGAAGCTGAGGATACGGAGGATGAGAACGACAAAGCCCTAAAGAACTGGCAGTCAATGATGCTGGTTCACGACTATGTGATGATGATGAGAGCCAGGATGCAGCCTCAAGTTCAGCCAGAAAAAAGAGGAGAGCGAGAGGTAATACCAGGTAAAGCTAACCTTCAGGGCTTAGTGGGTTTGCCTAAATTGCTCGGTGGCGGTGGAATGGTGGGCGGACGGGGAGCGCCGATACCAGAAGGAGTAACACCAGAGGAGGTAGCTAGGGAATGATAAAATGGAACAAGAAAATCTGCATCCAGCATATCACGGAATTAAAGTCTCCGTTTGAGGAACGAAGGCTTGGCACTAATGGCGCTAAACCTAGATTGTCCCAGATTGCCGATACGCTGAGGCAGATTACGGAAAAGGGTAAGTAATGGTAACTGAAAGAACCGCAGGACTCAGCACGGAGTGGTTCAAGAAGCGTCTTCAATTTCTCAAGGATGTTCAACTTGGCAGGAAGTTTACGCCAGAGGAAGCTAAGGCAGAGTTTGATATTGAGCTTGAGCCTGGCTGGTCTGTCAAGATTGAGCCGTATGAGCCTGCTGAGAGTGGCTATGCCTTCACCCTCATTAGCCCTCAAGGGTGGGAGATAAGACCCGATGAGACTTTTGTCTCGCCCACCGGTCAGACCTTTACCAGAGAAGAAATTGAAGCGCAAGAGGCTGAATATGAGAAATACCAAGAGGCACTTGCTACTGTTGAGCCATACAAAACCCCAGAGGGTCTTTATGACATCAAGGCAATTAGGGAAGCAGGTATTTCAGAGGATGTCATCGTTAGTCTGTTTGGTGAGGTTCCTTTAGCAGCTCCTCCAGCGATGGCACCTATTGAAACTGAGCAACTACTTACACTGCTTTCAAATGTCTATGCCAAGTATCCTGGGTATAAACCTGAAGAGATACCACAAACAATAGCCAATCTACGAGAGCAATTACGAGACGACCCTGAAGGGTTTCTTGAAGACCTCTATCTAAGGACTACGCCTGAAAACGCTGAGGCTGTGCTCAGGATGCTTGGTGTTCCAGAAGAGAATGTAACAACCATCGCTGGGGCAGTTGAAGCTGCTGGTCTGGAAGAGGAACGAATGACTCAGACCATTCAAGCAGTATTCCCCGACTTTGATATTGAGGACTTTACCAATCTCTTAGAGGAAAACCCCGCTCTATTCTGGGACAAGATACAGACAGGAGACAGCCGTATAGCCAAGAGGCAGTTGCTTGAGGTGATGGGCTATGAGCCAGAAGAGATAAACCGCATACTAAGTGTCCAGAAATTAGTCCTACCTGTTGATGGAATTAGAAAACTGGTAGTTGTAGATATGATTCAAGGTCGAGCCTATGACTTGGATGGCAAACCTATCGGTTCCTATAATCCAATAACAAGGGAAATTCAAGACCTTACTCTGGGTGAGCGACTTGAGGATTTTTGGGATGCTTGGAGTTATGCCAGTATCAGTGGTTTTGAGAAAACGAAACAATTTTTCCTCTCGGTTCTGCCTGAAATTCTTTTCAGAGATATGACCTCAATTGAAAGGAAGATACAGGGAGATGAATGGGCTGATGAGACTGATAGGAGAAATAAAGCAATACGAGACTGGTTCCGTGCCGTGGCTGCCAAGCACCAGAGGGATTATGAAGAGTGGGTAGCTAGACATCCAGAATTGCAGCCCAAACCCTATTACGAGGAGGGACCAGCTAAACATCCTGACTTGTGGGCTGACCCAAGCTGGTGGGCTTATGAAATAGCCAGTATGGCGCCTATGACCTTAACATCTTTAGCTGCTGGAGCAATAGCAACTATGGCTACAGGTGGCAACGTTCTAGCTGGTGCGGTTGCTGCTGGGCTGACCTTTGGTCCAGTTGAGACTCAGGGCGTCTTTGAAGATTTAATAGCTGAAGGCGTGCCGAGAGAGCAGGCATCTGAATTGGCAGCTTTAGTCGGTGTGCCGATTATCCTGACCGAAAGCGCAGGAAGTTACTTACAATTCACCAGATTTCTACCTCAGATAAAGAGGATATTCAGGAAAGAACTTAGCAAGCAGTTGGTTAAATTAACCACAAGGCAACTTGCCAAGAAAGGTCTCACTACTTTTACTACCCTTCAATTCAGTGAGACGATGGAAGAGGTGATACAGGAGGCGTTGGGTAATGTAGCAGTGATTATGGCGGGCAAAGACCGCAGTCTGTTTGAGAATATCCCTGAGCTAATACCCAAAGTAACGGCGGGTACGCTTCCATTCTCTCTGTTTGGGACTGGCGTGTCACTGGTCAGGGTATCACCTTCAATGACTCAGGGGCTATCAGAAGCCCAAATGAAAGCTAGGGGCTGGATTCAGGATATTAAAACGGGCAACTGGTATCAAACTATAAAGCAAGAAGAGGGCTTTATTAGACTGCCGGGCGAGCCTGAAGAGGCGCCCTTAACTGAGGCTCTAATTAAAGAAGGCGAAACCATTGTAAGCCAAGCTGAGGCAATACAACCAGAAAGTCAAGTGGTTAAGGATTTCAGGGAGGCTTTAGAAGATGCTAAAAAAGCTACGGGTAAAGCTCAAAGGGATGCTTTGACTAGGATGGAGGCGCTTGAGCCTGAAGTGAGGGCAATGATACCCAAAGCCGAGCCCGCTATGCCTGAAGCTGGCTATCAGCCTGCTATGTTTGAGGAGGTAATTGACCGAGAAGTCAGACCTAGAGGTAAAGGTGAATTAACCCAAATCTCAATGGAAGACCAGCTTAAATTAGAGGAAGCTAGGAGACAGGCTGAGGAAGCAGAAGCCGATGTAAGAGAGGCATACGAGGCACAGGCTGAACTTGAGGGCTTAAAAATAACCCACGAACTTGACCCGGTGGCAACCTACCGCTTCAAGATGGCAGGCAGGAATGTTGGGCTAGATTCTCTCATTTCCATTAGAGAAGGAACATTCCCCAGTTATCTTACGCTAAAGCAAGCTAGGGCGATAAAGCCCTATGGCAACTTTACCGTGTGGGAGCAGAAAGGCACTAGAGAATATAACAGAGTTCCCAAAGAGGCTGTTCTTGATGAGTTAGCTAATAAGTGGAATATGACTCCTGATGAGATAGCCGATAGGGTGATGGCAATCAGGCAAGAGAAGCAGAGGATTAAAGAGGCCAAAGAAACTATCAAAAAACAAATGACAGAGAAACCCCTACCTCCTAGAAGCGAACTTACTCCTGCGGAAGTAACTGAGAATTGGGAGATGTTGGGGCGACCCCGATACAACTTGGAGCAGATAGATGCTCTCGTTGGTCTATTTGCTGAATATGTTATGAATCCCAATACTGTTACTGCTTATGAGTTGACAAGGCAGATGATGAGTCAGCAAAAGTCAGAGCGACTTAACAATCTGAAAGCTAAGTTGGCAGAGTTGCAAGTTCAGATGGGAGAGGTTACTGAAGAGCAAGCCAGGCAGATTATCACTGATACTCTGTCTGGAGAGTATGAGAAGGCAATGACTGACTTTCTCCAGTATGTAACTGGGGAAATGAGGGATGCTCATTTTGCTAAAGTAGCTCATGTGCTTAAGGATTACCCTGCCGAGTATGCTGGAACCATCACAGCCTTAGTTAATGCTCTTGATGGTAGACCCATTCCAAATGTGAGACCTACACCACCGCCAGGAGGATTTAAGAGCAGGTTATGGCCTCAAGGTGCATCAGCATTAGATAAATTACAGTATGTCTTTGGTGATAAGCCCAGACATATTAAAGCTCTTCAAAAGATGGCTGAGGAAGGGAAGCCTCTGGATAATATCATTGAGGGAGTATTTCACGAAACAGGTAGAGAGCCAATCCCTATAGACCAAGACATGGCTGAGTATCTAAGAAAGCTATCTGATATTCCACAGGGCTACAAGACATTACTGGAGCCACCATTTGATAACCCTAGAGTAGCTGACCTTCGTTCTCCTGCCGACCTTCAGTTTGCCAAAGCAGAATTGGAGCTAGGCGAAAGATTTGCCAGGGGTGAATTAACCTTTGACGAATATCAGGTTGAGCGGATGAAGGCAAGGGATGAGGCATACCCACCTATACCCCCAATAAGATTTGACCCACCAGTGGATAACGCTTTTAAGCAAGCACCGTTAATGAATTTTGGGGAAAAACAGACGATAGTTCGCATTCTAAAAGAACTTGGGATGATTGCGGTGGATATCGGTAGCTTTCTGCGAGCTAATATGGCTTCCTTTGATATGTCCTTCTGGAGGCAGCAAAAGACGCTGATAGCAGGACATCCCGTAGCATTTTACAAGGCTAATGTTGAGGCTTTCAAATCCCTATTTAGCCAGAAGTCGGCTGAGGCTACTTGGGAATGGATTACACACGACCCTCTCTACCATATCTACGACCAGATACGAGTTGACTTTCTTAGACCACTAGAAATAGACAAGGGAACTGAAAGGTGGCGGGGTGTTGAGGAGTTTGGTTATCTTACAGGTGAGAGGTTAATACCTAGACTAACTGCTAAGATACCTTGGATTAAGTATTCCTCTAGGGCTTTTGTTACTGGCACAAATGTTCATAATTGGCTGATATTCAAGACACTTTATCAAGCTACTCAAAGAAGGGCGGAGAAGATAGCCACTAGGGAAATTAAGCTCAAAGAGGGTGAAGTCTTTGATATAACCCAAGAGATGCGTGACTATGCCAGAATGATTGCTGATTTTACCCAGAGAGCACAACTTGGCAAGGCTGCCCCAGCAGCTCCCGCTCTCGGTGCTTTGTTCTTTGCTCCTAGAAGTAAATTGGGCAGATTGCTTACACCTAGACACTTACTTTCAAGTAACCCAAGAGTCCGGGCAGAGGCTTGGAAGGACTTAACTTTATTCGTTACAGCGTTTGGTGGTCTAGTAATGGCAGGAGCAATGCTTGGCTTATGGGATGTGGAGACTGACCCAAGAAGCGCCGAGTTTATGAGCATAAGAATAGGCAAAATGAGGATTGACCCTTGGGGTGGCTACAGGCAATTTTTAGTTTTCTTTGCCAGAATACTCAGTGGTACTGGCATATCCTCCGTTACTGGGGCTGAGTATGAGGTAAATCCTATTGGAGCTTTTACTACTTTTATGAGAACTTCATTAGCTCCGATGCCGAGCCTTATTCTTGATTTCTGGACTGGTAAAAACTTTCTCGGTGAAAAAGTGGATGTCGCCGATAAAAAGCAATGGGCTGAAAGAATAGCACCATTCTCTCTTCAAGATATGTGGGATGCCTTTGAGGAACACTGGAAACTGGGGGTAATTTCTATATTACCTGCCATCTTTGGCGAAGGCGTTCAGACTTACAGTGGAGACTGGGAGGAGAACTGGACTAAACTCGGCATACCTAAATATCTTGAGAACACAACTTATGGTTTAATGGAGCCACGCTACGATATGCAGGACTTCTACGCCGACCATTCCTCACAGTTTGAAGGGGTTGACACTGAAACACTGACCGAGGCAAGGGGCTATCCGCCATATATTAAGGCCTTAGCTGAGGTCAAGGTAATAAAAGACCATCTGGATACTTTGCCTAATGTAAAGCTGGTAAGTATCAATGATAAACTTGCTGAAGGTAAAACTCTAATCGATCTGCGACAACTCTGGGCTGAAAGGCAAAAGCTGGTTAATGCTGGCGATAAGGCTGAATATACGGTATCCGAACTGCAACCAGATGGCAAGTATAAGGATGTTACCTACAAAGGCAAAGAGGCTGTTGATGCTTTTGATAGGAAGGAGATAAGATGGGTTAAAGATGTTACAAAACAGGGCACGGCTGCTGCTTTGGGCAACATCTCTCAAAAGCAATATGCCCTCCTGATGGAATACTGGGTGATAGAAGATAAGACCAAGCAGGCTGAGTTCCTTGAGAAACACGAGGGTGAGATAGATATAAATCCAAGACATGAATATTTAGTAACCCATCCAAAGGAAAATGCCCTATTAGCCATTTTCGGTCAGGCTAAAATCTTTACCAAAGACGCCTACAACGAGTTTAGGAGGCTTGCTGATGACTGGGATGTTCCCGATGCTGGATTGCCTGAAATGACTATGCCACCTGAAACCTCACTGGATACTCACTGGCAGTATCAGGATATGGTAGCTGAGGGTAAGCACGCTAGTTGGGAAGCTCAGTTGCTCTTACTCAAGGATGCCCAAGAAGCTGAAAAGGCAGGGGTAGAATCCTATGCTGGGTGGGCTGAACTTACGCTATCAGATACACCTATTGAAGCCCTTGAATTGAAGGTTAAAAACCGAGAGCATTATGATGCTTATGAACTTCTGGAAACCGATGACGAACGGGAGCAATATAAAGCGGATAACCCTGAGTGGGTAGATGATATGAGACGGATTGAGGCTATTGAGAATAATGGCATTGAGTTCCAAGATAAGTGGGTAGATAGAGGCAAAGTAACCGATGAATTTGGCTCAAATAGCTCTGAGGCTTTGTTATGGCTACTGGATAATCCTGAAGTCTACCAGTGGGCGATAGAAAACGAGCTTCTGACTGACAGGATAGACGAACTGAGAGAGCGTGAACCTATCCTGAGAATAAATGTCCAGTTTAGAGAGCAGGATGAGCAATATGATGAATTAAAGACTGATGCTGAAAGGGAAGCCTTCCTCTATGATGAGGATGGCAATCCTACAGATTATTGTCAAGGCCGGTATAGACGGCAGGCTTATGAGAAGGATGTGCCAGAGCGATACCATCCAGAGTATATCGAGTGGTATACCAGTCCTGACCTCAAGAAGCCCGATGACTGGGAAGACAGAACTAACCAGGATAGGTGGTATGAGGACGACTGGTATCTGATGGAGCATCCTGAGTTTCACCAAATGCTGGTTGATAAAGGTATATTCAAAGAATTACGAACCTTTGAGAATGTTCCGACCAAAGAAGTATTTAACCTCTGGTTGGAGTATAACAGGATTGATAGTGATAACCGTGAAGAGCGCTATCAATTTCGGCTTGACAATCCAGACCTTGACAAGTGGGGCGTGGCTGTGGGAATATGGACTAAAAAGGCAGAACCAAAGCCACCGCCAAAACCAAAAGAGCCAAAGGAACGCAGAACAGCAGGGGGGAAATTCAGAGAGGCATTAGAGGAAGGATTGGAGGAATTTAAGAAATACTTGGAAGGTTTAGAATAAGGAGGTTGGTATGGTCGAAGTTAAAATGCCAAATCCAGAAGCACTTAAAAAAGCAGAGGAAGAGGAACGGAAAATGCGAACTCTATTTATGATTGCCGTGGATATTAAGGCTGGTAGGTTGCCTGCTACCTATTCCAAGAAGGCCGCCGAGTTAGCAGAGAAGTATTCAGGCGAGGATTTAGAGGCATACGCTTATGGAGGTTACTAATGCCCGCAACAAGTGAGAAGCAACGCAAATTATTCTGCATAGCTCTCAGCATAAAAAGGGGAGAGACTCCAAAGTCTTACTCCAAGAAGGCTGCCGAGTTAGCAGAAAAGAACAGCGAGGCTACCCTGAAAGACTATTGCGAAGCAAAAGTTGAGAGCTAAAAACTATGCAGGGCTTGACAAAAGGGGAAAACTGTGATAGCCTCAAAGAAGTAGACTTGACAGAGGCACAACTGGACTTCTTGAAATTCTGTAAGGAGTTCGGTTGGGGGAAGTTGGAGGTAGTAGTGCAGGCTGGCGAGCCAGCTTTCAGTCGTGAGATTGAGAGGACTCATCAGCATAAGAAGCATTAAAAACTGAATACCTAGCTGAATCGAACGACGATAGGCGAACTTTAATCTCTTCGGAGATGGGTTCGCCTTTTTTTATTCAAAACTAAATAGGAGGTAAGCATGACCGTAGCCGAAAAAGAGAAAGGCACTATGCCAGAAGCAAAGGGCACAAAACCCCCCGACGTGGAAGGCAAAACCCCTGTCTCAGAAAAGGTATCGTCAGACGAAGCCCAAAAGCTGTATACCCAGGCTGAACTTGACGCTATGCTTCACGCAGCTAAATCAGAGGCTGGCAGGAAAGCTAAGGAAATCGAGAAGGAGAGAGATACCCTCAAATCTCAACTGGTTGCTAAAGAGCAGGAGATTGAGGACATTCAATCTGAGAGAGATTCGCTTCAAAAACAGATAGAAGACCTGTCCAGCGATGACCCAAAGAAGTTTGACCTGATTCAGAAGGACAAACAGTTAAGGGATGAGCAGCGTCAACTCAGAGCGGAAAAGCAGGCTTTAGAAGCAGAAAAGCAGGCTCATGCAGAGACTATCCGGATAGCCAGCGAAACAATGAGGGAAATCACGATATGGGATGTAGCCTCAGAGTATGAAGGTGGCGATGCGGTAAGGCTCAAAGCTCTGGCTGACACGATGGAAGCAACCACCGAGGAAAAGATAAGAGAAGTTGCTAGCATACTCTGGAAGCCAAAGGCGGGGAGCGAACCCAAAGAGCCTGAAAAGCAAACTCTGAAACCTTATTCTGGCTATACAGAAGGCGGAGCTAAGGATACCTCTGGGCTGAGTGCGACACAAAAAATCGCACTGGGCTTAAAAGAAGGTAGCAAGTATGTTACCAAAAGCAACGAATAAGGAGGAAAACATTGCCAACACTAAGTGAATATGCCAAACTCGCCAATGACGAAGTGTTGTCTGGTGTCTACGAGAATATAATCACAACCAGTGAGATAGCACCGCATCTCCAGTTTAAGGAGTTTTCGGGCAATTCTCTGGTATACAATCGTGAGAGCGCTCTTCCCACCTCAACTACTCACGCTGTGGGTGATACTTGGGAGGACACTGAGCCAACATATACCAAGAAAACTGCGTCATTGACGATAGTAGGCGTGCAATCGCCTCTGGACAGGTATGCTCTGCAAACTAGGGGCAATGTTCAGAACCAAGAAGCAGTGCTTATTAGTAAGATGGCTAAGTCTCTTGCTCGTAAGATTGAGGACTTAATCATCACTGGTGAACCAGAAAATGTAAGCACTGAGTTTGAGGGATTGGACAGCCTGTGTAGGTCTGAAACCCGGATGATGGCAATGGACGATGGGGTTGTGGATGGTCCTGGCAGTGCTGAAACCGAACTGACACTCGATAGGCTTGATGCCATGATGGATATGGTGGAGATGGGCAATCCCGATGCTCTCATCATGAACAAGACCATGCGCCGAAAGCTCACTTCCCTCATGAGGGCAAGTGGTAGCGGTATGCAACTTGACCGAATAGAACTATTCGGCAGGCAGGTCTATCTCTACAATACCGTTCCAATAGTCATCAATGACTACATCACCAATTCCGAGCAATACAACGACTCAAGCACTTGGCCGTCAAGCACAGCCACCACTATCTTTGCCGTTAAATTCGGTGAGGAAAAGCAGGGCTATACCATAATCCATAACGGTCAAGTTCTGGAGCCTGATATTCAAAGGCTCGGAATCAAGGAAACGAAAAACGAGAATCTTTACCGGTTGGTAGTTTATATGCAGGCTGTAACTTTCTCAGCGAAGGTTATAGCTGCCCTGGGCGGGATAGATTCATCGGCATAAATCTTAATAGTTCATTAAGGAGGACAATTTAATATGGCAGACCCATATGTAAGGCAAGCAAGAGGTGTCTTTACAGGCACCGTAGGTTCAACCGACCTGACCGCAGGAGATGCCGTCTATTTTGACGGCACTGACTGGGAGAAGGCGGATGCGGACGACAACACCAAATACGCAGAGGCAATAGCAGTCAACAACTTTGACTCAGGAGATGTAGGCGTCTTTTGCCGAAGCTGCATCATCGTTGACACGGATGGTTCATACACTCAGGGAGACCAGTATTACCTGCACACTACTGCTGGCTCAATCACCAAGACCAGACCGACCGGGGCTAATAACCTGAAACAGGTTCTTGGCTTTGGGCTATCCACAAAGGAACTCTATGTGGACATTCCCCCAGTCAGGGAGCTACCAGTTAGTGTTATGCTTCCATATACCGAGAGCGGAGCACCAATGGATAGCGACAACGACTATCTCGGTATCGGTCTTGACGACACTGACGCTGCTTGTGGTGGCTCGGTTATGGTTCCTGAAAACTGCGTGGGGCTAGAAATAGCCTACCTGTGGTGGTGTGGAACTGGCACAGCACTTGACTCAAGCGATACCTATACCATTGATGTGAGTGCTGGTGTTGACGATGAGACTACCAGCACTACTACTGATGGTATAACAGCCTCCGCCCTAACTGTTGCAGCCAATGACCTGAATAGGGCTGATGTGTCGGCTGCCTTTGATGGCACTGGTATCATTGAGGCTGGTAATCTTCTGGGTATTGATGTCAAGAAGGCTGCGGAAGGCACTGCGGGAGACGATCCGATTATGCTCTCTGCACACTTAGTCTTTTTGGTGGTGTGATGCCTAAGTTTGACCACATAATGCTTGCTCAAGTAAAAGTAGCTGGAGAGCCAGTGGGCTTTACGAAGTCCACTGGCACCCTCCATCTGGCAGGTGATGACCTGACGCTGGAGCAGTGGCAGGAACTAGAGCGAAGGATAAATCTGTTGTTTACCAGAGCAGGGTTGCAGAAAGCCCCTCGTAGAGATAAGGCTAGAGACCCTGCATCAGGAACTTCTAGCTTCCTGACACACAACCTGAAACAGATACTGGATAGGGATAAGGGGATAATCAAAGACCCGCCGTTCTGGCTAAGGTGGCTCTATAGCGGGGTCATCACTAAAGAAAGATTGTGGGAGTTATAAATGGCAACTAAAATCGAGTTTGATTTTGAGTCTTGGGATAGCTCTGAGGATAGACTACTGGTTCGCCCGGGCAATGATGTGGCGTATGCCATTATTCGTAGTGGGACTATCATTGGCGATATGCCTTACAGTAAACAGCATAAACCTGATGAGCTAATAGAACTTGCTGAAGATGGTGCTGTTGGTCTACTAGCTGGTGCTTTAGAGTTTCTCCGCTCTAGGGGATACAGTGCAGCAGAAGTTCAAAGCAAAGTGCGGGCATATCTTCGAGGTAATCATGATAAGCTCGACCAACAGGCACTCATGGAGAAGCAGGTGCTAAAGGCAATCAATGATATTTCTAACCCTAAAAGCCTTAATACTGGCAATGTAGTCTTAACTGTATAGGAGAACTATGGCTAGAAAACCTTTGACAGATGAGGAAAAGCAAAAGTTGGTAGCCCGTCTCAGGGCTGGGAAGGAAGCAAAGAAATCTAGGGCTCAAGTAGGTGATGGCATAATGGGTCTAGCTCCTGATGACCCTGCGAGCGAGATTAAATTACCTATAAGCCGACCGACCGCCCAAGCGAAAGAGTTGGAGCCTGACTTGGCTAGACCAGTTGAAGATACCAAAGCGACACCTCAGCAAAGGGCAAAGTGGGTTAGGAGAGCTTTTGCCTCAAGAGGCTGGCCGAACAAAGAGCATCCCGAAACAGTAAGAGATTTCTTGATACAACACGAAATACCAATCATAGGAGAGTAAAATGGCAGACACAAAACTTAGGACAGTTGGGCCGATAATCGCAATGGAACAACAGACTTCGGTTTTTGCCAGTTCAGGCACTTTAGCCACTGGAGGCAGTTTTACCATACCAGAAAACTGCGGTGACATCTGGTGTTATCCAAGTGCTGCCTGCCACTGGGTTCCCAATGGCACAGCAACATCATCTACTGGACACGCAGTAAAGGCAAAGGAGATGTTCCTGATTCCTGCTGCCAAAGTAGCTGATGCCGAGATTATCGGCGATGCTGGGGCTATCACATTGACTGTAGCATATATGAGAGGTAGCCGACCGGCAATAGAACATGGAGTAACCAGACCATACTAGGAAATAAAATAGAATCCTAGTTAGGGATTGAGACTAACTAGAAGGAGGATTGAGACTCATGATAGGAGACAAAAGAGGAACAGTTTTTGTTCCTGCTGCGGATAGCGAATACACGCTAGCCAACGAAATAAAATCTGACTACAACAGCCACCGGGCATCAACTATTTATCACAAAGCTGCCGACTCAACAAACGCAGTTAGTTCATCTGATGCCACCACACTTGCCACAGTCCTGACTTTAGCCAACGAGCTCAAGAAGGACTACAATGCCCACCTCATAGAATCTGGGGTTCATCTGATTAACGATACCCACAATAAAGTCATGGCTGACGATGCTATTGATGAAGCCAGTGTCTTTACTTTACTCAATGAGATAAAGGCAAAATACACGGCACACATAGCCGATAGTGAGGTTCACAAGGCAGCCGATACCAGTAATACCGTTTCAGCAACAGACTGTGGCGATGATGCACCAAACATAGACTTCAACGCTGATGGCGGTTCGGTTCTGGTAGAACTCACTGGGGCAAGTAGCTGGGATGGCACGGTAGACTTCCAAACTACACCAGATGGTTCTACTTTCTTCAACTACCTTATATCAACAGGGCGTCAATAACGCCAACACCTACAGTAGCTCAGATAAGCTCACCAACCACAGCCACACTCTATCTACTTTTGGGACCGCTTTCACAGGTAAGAATAGCTTGTGGTGCGGGCACGACTGGGACACTGACAGTTGTCTGGCGGACTATTGCGATGTCTGACCTCAATGTTTGTTACCTCCCTGCTGGCACTAACAGGATAGGGCAAGTTTCAGGAACCATTAAAGAGGTCAGGGTTACCAAAGCCCTTGATGCTTCTGCTGGGGCATACGCAGCTAACGATGTCCTTTCGGAGGATGATACCAATGGCCAGGGGACTGATTGGGACTTTGATGGTGTAGGTAGAACCAATGGAGCCTATGGACTGGTGATAGGTGCCATAGCCATCAGTGAGTCTGAGTCTGTCACACCAAGACTTACCTTATTCCTATTCAATGCTGCTCCTACCAGCGAATTGGACGACAATGCAGCCAACACCGCTCCTGACGCTGCCGATCTTGCCAAGGTTGTTGGTAGAATAGATTTTCCAGCTATGGATAGCCTCGGAACCACTGACTCATTGGCTGTAGCTACACCAAATACTCCAGCCAGCAACCTGCCTCTACCCTTCAAATGTGCCTCTGGTGATGATGCTCTTTATGGGATTTTAGTCACCAGAGACGCTTTTACCCAGACGGCTGGCGATGATATGACTATTATCCTGTTAGTGGAGCAATACTAATGTTACCTACAGCAGTTAGACAGGCTCATGGTGGGAAAATACTGCCAGTGGATATTTTAGACCCAGCCCTTGTCCTGTATCTACCTTTGTGGTATCCCTATTCGGATATGACGGGTAGCACCATCTACTCCTATGATAAGAATAGACATTCATGTTCCGTAACTGGTGCTATATGGACTCCACGGGGTAGAAGCTTTGATGGAGATGACAAGATTACTGTTCCCATCCACAATAGCTTGAAACCCCTAACAGATAGCTGGACTATTATACTCTCGTTTAATACTAGCACCGACCAAAGACAGTTCTTCCTTAGTACTTATGCTGCTGGGGAAGATTATTATATGTTTGAACTCTATGACCAGAGGCAATTAAGGTTTTATATATCTGATAGTGTCGGAGGAGGTGATGCCATAGCAGGTGATACGCAAAATCTACATGATGGCAAATGGCATCAAGTTGCATGTATTAGAAATGAGCAAGATGGTAAGTTATATCTATATTTGGATGGAATATCTGATGCGACACCTGTTAATGCAACGAATACGACTGGTTTAAGTATAGCACCAGTAGTTGACTTGATATTCGGTCAACAAACCGAAGGTTCATTCGCACTTAATGGTATGGAAGGTGAAGTCCTGATTTATTCCAGAGCCTTATCCCCACTAGAAATCCAGCGAATCTATCTGGCAACAAAGTGGAGGTATGTTTAGTTGAATAATCAATTGCCATTGATAGATATTTTTGAATTATCGGAGACTTCAAAAAGCTATTTCGCAGGATTGTTTGATGGTGAAGGCACAATTGCTTTATACCCAAACAACACTAAAAACTCTTATGTTTTCGGTCTAGCAGTTGGCTTAACTAATCCAATGGCTGCGAATATGCTCCTACTGGCTTTTGGTGGAACAGTAGACTTCAAAGAGTATAAAAATCCTAAATGGCGTCCTTTATATACTTGGCGAGTTTATGGTAAGCGAGCCGAAACAGTTTCCCGATGTCTGTTACCTTACCTGAAGCTGAAAAGGGAAGAGTTAGAAATAGCTCTAAAAATCAGGAATTATAATCACCGAGCTGGTGCTGGACAAAGGCGAAAAGAAATAGCGGATGCAGTTACTGCAATCCGTCATCGGAGGTATCAATAATGGCTTATCTGAGATTTAGAACGGAATTGGCAATACCGCTCGGTGACATTGTAACTAACCCTACCATAGCCCAGATAAGAGAGAAACTACCTCTGGAAGTAGCTACCCATCTAGCCGACTATGTTCGTGAGGTAAGGCGGGCTAAGAAATATGCTGCCAAAATAAATGAGGGTCAGCCTAATGAGGAAATGACCGTAACTGCTACTTACCATATTTGCCGACACGATGAGGGCAAATCCTGTGAAGCAGAACAGGAGATATAACAATGCCATATAGCTACACAGAAATTCGAGATTTTATAGAGGCATCGCTCAGAGACAGTTCTAACACTTACTTTTCAACTCCCGAACTTGATAACGACATTATCCAAGAGCTAAGAGAAATCGCTTACTACAAAAAGCACTTGGTAAGGGTAACATATCAACTGGAATCTCGGACTGGTAAGGCTACCTCTACCTCATCGGGCAATCTCGTAGATGCTACTAATGACCAGTTTCTATCAACCGATGTGGGCAAGCGGGTGTATAACAAAACCGATGAGACTTGGGCTGATATTACCAGCTATACCGATGCTGAGACAGTAGGGCTTTCTCACAACATCATGGCTTCTGGTGAGAGCTACGAGATTTACAATAAGGGATGCTGGAAGAATAATCAGATTAACATTGAGGATGTGGAGGATTATGAGTGGGTTGACAGGGTTGAGTTCCCCATAGGCAAGCAGAGGAACTTCACCATTCATCGCAACAATATCCTTGAGATAGATATTGATTTTGACCCTGAAGATAGCGCTGACACGGGCAGCAAGATAGATGTCTATGTCTGGTTTGCCAAGAGGCACAAGCTATCACAGCTTACCGACTTTGCTGGGGCAGTTAATAATGCCTCTGGCTACTCTAAAGGCGATACCTCAATGGCTATTGATGGGCTTCAAGCCAGTGGTACAATAGAGGAAGACCAAGAGTTTACGCTTGAGAATAGAAGCCAGATTTACACAGTAACGGCAGATGCGACTATTGCCTCTAACGCTGCCACTATATCATTTTACCCTGGGCTGGAAGGCGATGTGGATGATGATACTGTGGTCAACTTTGTCCAGTCAACGCTCTCCAGAAAACTTGAGATGCTTCTGGTGGAGTTAGTGGTAGGTAAGGCACTGATGAATGAGGCTAATCTACACCTGCCCCAGATTTCAAGTGGAGGCACGGGCACTTACAGGCGATA